TTAATTGACCTGAGAGAGTGCTTTTAAGGTCCGTTCGTCTTCCTGTTGTTGGTCTTCTTTAATCATATGAGCGTAGACGTTACGAGTGATGGAACTGTTCTTATGGCCCAACCGTTTGGAAATGTATTCCATCTTCACGCCACAATAGAGCAGATAACTAGCGTGGGTGTGCCGCAACCCGTGAAAACTAATCCGTTTAATTCCCAATGAATCGGAGTATTTTTTAAGCAAGTTATCACACGCTCCAGGGGATGGAATACGACCACGCTTGTTCATGAAAACTAGATGATCTGGGTTATCCAATTTAGCTGCCATCTGTAAAGCATGCAGTGTTTTAAGATGATTTAAAAGATCGTCAGTTACAGTTATTGTACGAATACTAGATTCAGTTTTTGTTTTCTTAAATTTTTGGCCATAAACATAATCCCATGACTTATTAACACGGATAGTCTTATTTTGCCAATCGATATCAGTCCAAGTCAGAGCAGAAACTTCGGCTACTCGCATACCAGTTAGTAGGCCAGTATAGATCATTGATTTTCCAGTAGAAATTAGCTTGATATTTTTATTGACCTCAGCGGCTAGTGTTTGCATGTCTTTCGCGTCAAGGTATTTTAGTTGTGCTGGTTTACCGGAGTGGCCACCTAATTCAACATGTAAGCAGAAATCGGTCTTTATTAAATTATCAGCTACGGCATCGATAATTGCAGCATGAATGTGACCATGCAATTTTTCAACAGATGACTTGCTATGATATGGTTGATTATCTGTCAGCTGTCGCTGTGCACGCTGCTTAGTATTACCGTGCACAAATTCATTAATAAATTGTTGATAACGTAACCTGGTCATTGACGATAGTTGAACGTTGGGTAGTAACTCAGCAATTTGGCGAAGAGTATATCGATATTCTTGTTCTGTAATTCGGGAAACTTTGCCAAATTTATAGGTTTCTAACCATTTCTCGTAGTAATCTGTAAAGACTGTCGTTGTATCGGTTTTTCCTATGGATTGGTCAAACTTAGCTTGTTCCAATTTAGTTGCCCACTGTTCAGCTTCTTTTTTACGAGAAAAGCTACTCTTGTTTTTAAAGTGCCGTTTGCCAAATTCATCATAGTAACTAACGCGAACGGCCCATTTGCCATTTTTCTTTTTAATACTTGCCATTTATATTTTCTCCTTAAATTTCACCTAGGCGGGTAGAATTTTAAGGACTTGCAGGCATCACCTCCTTAGTTGTGATAATATTATGTATGTAAAAAGAGCGGAGCAATCCACTGGCTTTTATTGGTAGCACATCTTACTTCTTGGCGGGAGGGGATGTGCTTTTTGATTTGTAGCAAACGCTTGTTCGCTGTATACTAACACTAAACAATTAGTTAGGAGACACATGACTATGGACAAATTAGTCTATTTAGTTCCAGGCTTCGTATCTTACATTCTATTAAGGCCATTTGGGCTTTTTAATTTTTACAGTGAGACCGATCGGCAATTGACACTAATATTCTTATCGTTGATTAACTCGGCATTTTCCTCAATCGCAACTAAATATTGGCTACTGCCATATTTTAAATGGAACGATAATTTAGGTACATTGATGCTAGTGTCGATAGTGGTCACTGCCATTTACTTTGTGATTTTTATTTGTTACAACAAGTTTGCACCTAAAATTGCTGATGAATTAAACATGAACTTGTATGACAATCAAGGGACTATGGAACACGTACTGTCTCAGATCCCAGATGGTGAAAAAGAACAGTTTCTTATCATATTTGACTTTAATGATAACTACATTTCATCTGGATATGTTAGAAATGTAGATGATCAAGGCAATCAGCAAGTTGAACTCTATGGACAAGATGAACGAGTATTCACTATTGCTGAGGCTCGTGACGAGTATCAAAATGATGATAAAAATTCAATAATTATTGATTACAAAAACAGACTAAAAAGCTATGTCATTTTATACTAACTTTTGCTACTTCTTGGCCGGCTTTGAGGAACCGGGATTAGGTTTTGCTTTAGAAGTATTTGGCTTTCGTATTGATCGATTTTCGTGTAATGGTTTATTACCAATGCGTACTGGTTTTGGATCTTTACTGTTCATCACTATCACTTCCTTAATAAGCACATCTCAAACTTTGACCGGTGGAGATGTGCTTTTTAGTTTAATTAGATTGAAACTTTGACCAAATTTTCAAAATCTTCTTAACTTCAGCTGGTGCAGTTTGATAATCAAAGCGATTTGCATCAAACATAAAGTATATTGCACCAAAATTAAATGTTCTATCATAGAAACCAGTGTGAAGTATATACATACCATTTTCTCTAAGATATTTGTAAACAGGAGCCATGTGTTTATCAGTGTTTCCCGTATCATTAAGCTTTGGAAAGGTGGCATCTGTCATAATGCCATGCACTTCCATGTAATCTAAAGCTTTTTCTTTTGTTTGAAGTATTTCGTCAGGATCAAAATATGTCATATTAATCACCCCCAAACAAGTCAGCTTTTAATGACATCAGTATTTGGTCAACGCGAGCGGCAGGAGTCGGACCTGCATAGTACTCCAAGAAAGAATGGGCTTCAAGACTTGGAATAAGGTTCTACCGCTGAACTACGCTCGCAAGATGCCAACTAAAATGATTCAATTGGCTTGACTGGCAAAATTTTACTATTCCTCTCCTTGCTTGAAGCGTGTCACCAAATCGTCTTTAATTCCTTTAAGCATACGGTCGTATTCTGCTTCGGAATAGCTATCTTTTGATAGGTAGAGAATGGCGTCATATTTTACAAAGGCTGTTAAGTCACTGATAATATCTTCTATTAGTTCGTACCTTGAAATATCTTGATGCATAGTATTGCCTTCTTTCTTTATTTTAACGCGAGCGGCAGGAGTCGGACCTGCATCTGCATAGTATCTAGTTAGCAATTCAAAGGAGTACTGTTCTACCGTTGAACTACGCTCGCATGTTGCCCGCTAGGCTGGTAGTGGGCGAGGGTGCTACTTTCGCTTGCGGGTCCAGTAAACTAACATGACGACTAGCGCTATGAAGCAAATGATGCCAATTGCAATGGTAAAGTCGAACACGTGTGTGCTGTACGTTCCTACATACAATTCCATAGCTTTTACCCCGATTAAAATATATTTATACTAGTTCTACTTAGCATGTTTATACCCGGCTAAGCCGATAAAATATAATATCGCGATTGGCACCCAAATCACCATAACAATTGCTTGTGAAGGAATCCAGGTTGCCAGGATAAATAGTACGGCTAATATTGGCAAAAAGATGTGTCCTAGTGTTCCTAATATCTTCCATAGTGCTAGAAAGATGACGATCATTATTAGTAGTCCCATTACAATAATTCCTCCAAATTCCCCAGCTTTTAGCGACATCCGTATCTGGTCAACGCGAGCGGCAGGAGTCGAACCTGCGTGATGCTTGTTGAAAGCAGGAAACCTTGTATGACTTTTGTTGTTCTACCGTTGAACTACGCTCGCATGTTGCCCGCTAGGCTGGTAACGGGCTAAAAACATTTTACATATTTAACGTGATATCGAAGGTCTTATCAGAATTGTTATCATCCATATTATCGGTGTCATAATGGGCATCAAACTTAAACCTTATACTTTTTAGTGACGAAGTGGAATCTAAGCTCTTAACAGGAATGGTTACATTTCCAGATTTTGTAGCACCTTTGGCGATGTCACCGTCCCACGATTCTAAAGAATCTGCTTCATGTTGTTCACCGTTACTATAAATTGCCGTCCCTTGTGTTGGATAGATGGATATGTCTCTAGTAGGCGAAATTACAAAGTGAATACGAACAAATCCAGAAGCTTGGAAAGTACCATCATTTGCTGATTTATATTTATACGAATGGGCTAATTTGTAGACCGTTACTTTATCAACTTTAACAGTGGCTGCGTTCCATGATGTATCTGAATAATTAATTTTATACGTCTTTTCATTTGCTACATTGTATGAATCATAGTCAACGCTGATAGTTTTTGAAGCTGTTGCGGCAGGCTTAGTTTCGGATGTCGTAGTTTTGTGAGCAGTTGCTTTTGAACTGGTGGTCGTAGTTTTGGAAGAAGAATCATCTGATCCGCCGGTAAACGCAGCAATTCCAAAAATTACTAGAATTACAACTATAACCCAGATCCACCATTTCTTGTACCATGGTTTCACTGCTACATAAGTATTCCCGTTTTCATCTTGAATTTTTTTAGCCATTTCAGTCCCTACTTTCTAATAAGTGCAATAATCCCAGTAATAATAAACATGATTCCGCCAGCAATACCGAAATCTCCACAAAGTAATAGTAGGATAATGCCGACAACGATTATTGCCCAGCTAAATAAAGTATGCTTTTTGTTTAGAAAGAAGACAAAAGAAAAAGCGAGAACTGATAACAGGATTCCTAGAACTAGTTTTCCTGTATAAATACCACCGCCGCCGAAAGCATCGACAAACGCAGCCGCTCCAAAACCAGATGCTAGTGAGATGACGGAAACAATCATACTAACTACAGATAAAACTATTTCTATAGTCCTTTTTCTGACCTCATTATTTGATGGACTTACCATCTTATAGGTTTGACCGTCTGCTCCCTTTATTTTTTTTGACACAACACAATACCCCCTAAAAATTTCAGCTTTTACCGACATCCGCATCTGGTCTATAAGTTATCCAAACATAATATTGAAACTCCGTATAGATTGCCTATCAGCATATCCTTCAGCACGTAATACTTCCACTAATCTTGCGTTTGTTAAGTTACCGCTATCATTTTCATAGTGCGAAGCCTCATGCAATGCTGTTTTAAGCCAATCAATGTCATCTTGAAGAGTATTGATATAGACGTCAGTGCCGACGATACAGCCATGATAGTGTGGATTGTTGACTTCGATACCCCAAAATTTAAGTTGTGGATACATATCTTCAATCTTTTCCAAGTCTGTCATACCGGTCACCTACAGTCTACGACGAAATTTCATTGCTTCCTTGACCATATTTATTATGGCCTGACGTTCCTCATCTGATATATCCGGGTCAATAGAGTAGGCAATTAATTTTTGATTCTTTGTCAGGTTATCAGATGACACAGAAGGTTCCGGGTCATTTGTGTTTCCAAGAAGATAGTCAGTTGATACTCCTAGAACACTTGCAACTTTTTGAAGATTCTCAGTGCTTGGATTTTGAGTTTTCCACTTATAAATAGCGTTTTTGCCTAATCCAGCACGATCATTAAGTTGCAGCAAGCTAATTTTATTCTTCTTAGCTATTTTTTGTACTCGTTCAAACACAGTCATATCGGCATTCTCCTAAAAATAGAGAATTAATTTAGATAATTGTCTTGACTTATTAAGACAATTATCTTATATTTAATTCATCAAGTAATTAAGCAGCAAGAAACAATAGCTTCAAAACGTAGCTTTGGCGAGAAACGGATGATGAAGTAAAGTTTATTGGCTTATTTCGTATGCATTTATTATAGACGATTGTCTAGATGAATGTCAATAACTTGATGAATAAATTATGTAAAGGAGGAGTAAAAATGCCAGAACAAACAATCGAAGATGTCGCATTGGAAATTGAAATTAAATACAAAACTGCATTGAGCCGCCACAAAATTTCTCAAAAAGAAATGGCTGAAATGCTTACCACTAAGTCCGAAAAGGTCACACCGCCACAAGTTAACCGTGCAATCAAAGGTGGTAACGAACCCAAGTCAAGACGGATTCGGTCACAAATGGCCAAAATTTTAGGAATTCAATGAAGGGAATGATCCACATGAATGATTTAGTAATTATGAAGAACCAGCAAGCCGTCACCAGTAGTTTACAAGTGGCTGAAACGTTTGAGAAAGAGCATCGTAATGTATTAGCAACAATTGGGGGTCTGCTTAAAAATAAGCATACCCAACACATGTTCGCAAAGGAGACATATATTAACGAACAGAACAGTCAATCTTACCCAATCTATTATATGAACCGTGATGGTTTTACTTTGTTAGCAATGGGATTCACTGGTACTAAAGCACTTAAATTTAAGCTCAAATACATTGAAGCATTCAACTCTATGGAAGAACAAGTGAAATTGCCAACATCCCCACGAGAGATTGCCAGATTGGCACTCCAAGCCAATGAAGAAACTAATCAGCGCCTGGATAGCGTGGAGGGCGATGTGAAAGACCTCAAGGAGAACCAAGTTATTCCTAATCCTGAATATAGTGCGCTTAACCGGCGTGTTAATCAGCGCGTGTCGGAAGTTGCACATAGCTATGGCCATATCACACAGAAACAACGAGGTGAGCTGTTCAAGGATATTGGCAGTGGAATCAAGAAGATTGCTAACGTGAGCGCTCGGTCAATGCTACGCAAGAAGGACTACCAGATGGTAATGGACTTCATCAACGATTGGGAGCCGTCTACAGCAACTAAGACAATCATTCGACAGACGTCACTTCGATTCGACAAAGAGCCAGCATAGGAGGTAAAACAATGGAATTTGAAAATGTACGTGAAGCACTGGAATTCTTGCTTGAGTATAACGATACGACATTGAACCCTAACCTTAAATCTCGGGTTAACGGTGGTAAGTGGGAGCCAAGCACAGTTAGTGAAGTTCAAGCGACGAACTATGACGCTTTAGCACAAGCAGCGGACATGCTTGGTATGAGCGACCTTTACTTAAATGAGCAGCCAGCATAGGAGGTGAAGCAAATATGAGTAAATGGGACACGAGCGCATTTTTAAAATCTGATAGGTTTTCAAAGGCCAAATCAGAAATAGAAAAAATCCTGTTTAGCAATGATCTGTCGTATAAGGAGGCCTTTCAGCTAATAGGCGCTATCCAATCAGATCTTGAAGCCAAACAGGAAGAAGAAAAGGTTAATTAATCGGGAAAGCGTCCCGAATAATGTTCGAGGGCATGCTTATAGTTATCTTCGAATATTTCGATTCCTAATCGAGCATCGTACGTATAGTGATGAGATTTAGCCTTATCTTTTTCTTCAGCAATATCTGAAATGGTCATGGCTTGAGCGGCATATAGTGCCATTTCATGTTTGCGATGAGAGCTTTTCATATTTATCACCTCGATTAATTGGGATAACAAAATTATACACCGAAAGGAGTGACCAAGATGGACAGTTTGGTAAGTGCTTTGTCGAAGCTTTTCACGCAAGCATATGAGCAGGGAGTTGCGGACGGGCGTAGTCAGCAAGCTGTTGATCATAAAATGATTGGACGTAAAGATTTCTACTCTGAGTTTGGAATCAAGGTTGATACATTCGACAAGCACTATCGCGACAAAGAAGGCTTCCCAAAGCCAGAAGAAGATGGCAAATGGTACGCCCCAGCAGTCGAAAAATGGTTATTGAATCATCAGAATTCAAGTAACTAAAACCTAGGCGGGTAGATGATGATTCGGATCATAAGGAGGAATTGCCATGGTAGAAGTAGCGGTATTAACCTGGGCGCTAACATCCGTATGGTACAAGCGCCGAGAAATTAGAAACTGGTTTGGAATTTAGGAGGAAACAGTATGAGTAAAACGGAGATTCAATGGCTTACTTACCAGCAAGTGATGGAAGAGCTTCACATTGGTAGTGTAAATACAGTCTATAAGATGATTAATGACGGTTTAAAGGTAACTAGCATTGGCAGACTAAAACGCATTGAACGTAAGGAACTTGAAAAATACCTAAATTCAAAAACGTTTTAAACCATTTAACGGGAAATTTGAGGAGGAAACAATATGTATGAAGAAGACATTGAGTACGCGTTAAGAGCACGTAAGTATAACGCAATTCGTGCAGATGAACGTGAGCTGATTAATGCTATCACTTACGATACAGACGGGATCATTAAGCGGCGCCCGTGCTTTGGCTATTCGGAAGAATTTATTGGCGAATTACAAGAACACGATATTAATGTTTGCGAGCCAGATGAAGAAAACGACGATGGATGGACGTTTACATTGCCACCAATGTATCGGGAGGAATAACCATGAAAGTTCATGTAGGTGACCGGGTGAGTTTCAAAGCTGAATATAGTTGTGGTCAGCTGATAAGAGAAGCCGGTGTTGGCAAAGTAGTGGATATTAAAAAAATTACGTTCACATTGCGCACTCAAAAAGATGTGGCTGTAGTTGAACAAAATGGACAGCAATTCGAGATTATTACCAATGGTATTCAAGTAATTAAGTAGGAGGAATGATCATGCAAAAAGTATCAATTTTACCACTCCACGAGTGGAAACGAGCGCAAAAAAAGCCATCGCTAGTAGCGGCTAACGATGGACTAATGGAAGAGATGATTAGTACCAACATTTACTTTATTCCAAAGCAGTCTCGTTTGCAAGCTAAAAGACAAAAATACTCCCTACTGGAGTGAATTACAAGAGTAGGGAGAAAGAAAACAATTCAAGGTGTGCGTATATATTAACGCTAACTCGAAATGTTTGCAAGTGCTAAGAAAGCGAGGACAGTAGTTATGGATAATCCATTACCTTACAAAGAACAACAGGATTGTATTCTTCATGGTATTACACGGATTGCATTAATCGATCCACAAGAATTAACTCCAGAATTGTGTCTAATCGAAAGTAATATGGCAATGGCGTTTTGCTTGAATTCATGGATGTTTAATAGGGGGCTGAAATAATGATTAAAAATGGATACAGAATCAGCGTAAACTTTACAGACATTCGTCATCTTAGTAAAAACATAAACTCACTATATGAAAAATGGTTGCTTTGCCAAAATGATTTGAAGACTATTCAGATAATTGGTGAACTGGCACTTGGAAAATGTGACACATACAAATTGCTAAGTCAAAACAGCATTAGCATTAATGACTTTTCACGTGCTATGAAAAATTTAAAGAATCTGGGATTAATTGAATATAGTGTTGAAATGTGATTTAGAAACACTAAAACGAATTGGCTTGAACTAAAAATGCAGCAGTGACTAATACACCGGGTGGGTGAAATGCCTACTATATGATTGAGGTGATATAGATGAATAACCTTTTAATTAGTGAACCACCATTGCAAGTTCTACCTACATTGGCAGTAAGAGTTGGGTTAAAAGAGGCAATCGTATTGCAACAATTCCATTACTGGTTACAGCGTTCTGGTAATAACAGAGATGGATATAAATGGATTTATAACAGTTATGATGAATGGCACAAACAATTCCCATTCTTTAGTAAGGTGACGCTACGGAGGACAATCAATAGCTTAGAAAAGCAAGGATACCTGATCAGTGGAAATTATAATAAAGCTGGTTTTGACAAGACTAAATGGTATCGGATTGATTATCAGCGTATGAGCAAAGCATGCGATCAAAATGATCATACGAGGTGCTCAAATCGATCACATGCAGGTGATCAAAATGAGCAGACCAATACCAATAGATTACCAGAGACTACTACAGAGACTACAAATAATAAACGTCCCAACTCAAAAACCGAGTATGGACCCGATGATCAACCCTACAAAGTAGCAGTCCATTTGTTGACCAGAATTAAACAACGGCAACCTGACTTCAAAGCCCCCAACTTACAGAAATGGGCTAATGATATTCGATTGGCACACGAACGTGATCATCGTGATTATGAAAAATTAGATTGGCTGGTAGATTGGTCACAGGATAATTCATTCTGGCAAGCAAATATTTTATCGGCAGGGAAGCTACGCAAGCAGTATGACACGCTCATGGGTCAGGCTGAACGAGATCGCCCGACTAATGTTACACCACAAACACGAGAGGACTGGTTTGGCTAATGGAAAATGTAACGAAGTTATTCAATCAAGCCACGATTCAGAAAGTAGTAGCGGCTAGAGGTATTGACACGACTAAGTTGCCAACCAAAGAAGAATTGGACCATCAAACGATTGACCGTGCCAATGCTGGTGTGGTTGCTAACCGGAAACGGTATTACTATCACATGTCAGTCTGGTCCGGAGGCGTGCCACTACGATTTAGCTTTAATGATTGGCAGGTTGATAAACAGCCTAATCAAGCTAAAGCTAGAGAGCTTGGCAATCAGGCATTTAAGTTAGCTAGGCAATTAGAGACTAACCAGTTCAACGTAGCACTTGCAGGTGGACCCGGCGTTGGCAAAACATCATTAGCGCTAGCAATTATGTATCAGCTAATGAGCGTAGGGCAGACAGCGATGTTTGTCTCAACAGCTGAGTTGCTACGGCTGGTTAATGAAAAGTATGAAGCACCGGATGTACGTCAACGTTTACTATACATTCTAAAAGACATGCAAAACGTTGATGTTCTAGTTTTAGACGATTTTGGTACTGAAGGCGGTAAGCCAACTGAAAAGGGGTTCTACAAGCCAGTACACAAAGATTTGCAGACACTGATGTATCAAGTGGCGAATGCGCGTTGCGATTTTGATCATAACGAAGTCAAACATATAACCATCATTACGACTAACAACACACGTAAGCAATTAGAAAGTATGTACGACGGCAAAACAATTGATCGTTTATATACCAAGGATACTAGCTGTCAATTGCTGTTTGACAACATGGAAGGAGTTAGAAGCGTATGAGTTGTGAATTATGTCATGGTAGTAAAGTCGTTCAGCAACCACTTGGGAGTTATGGTTTCATGTTTGAACCATGCCCAAATTGTACGAATGAGATACATGATCATTACGAACAGGAGCTTGAAAGGAAGTTAGCCTATGGCGAGCAAAAATTGGCCTAAAGAACTGGAAGTAATTCATAAGCTAGAAGCGAGATATGGCAGCATGGATAACGTGCCGCCAAGCAAACTAGCTAACTTGCATAAGATGCCTGGAATTAAGGCCGTATCAAGCGATTACACGGAGATTACGCGTACCCAGTATAATGCCATTAAATTAGTCATGGAAGGCAAGCAGGTTAAAACTAGGACGTCTCGGGAGCTAAAGCACAATAACGTTTGGCTGGATAGACGCATTCGTGCGATTGACGAAAACAAATACTACATTACGGAGGACGAAGATGCCTAAACACACTAAGAAGCGTTCAACGATTAAACGGAAGCACCGGCGCATGAAGCAACATGCCAAAGCAAATAAAGCTAAAACGCTGGATAGTAAGCAATTGGCCAAGGAATATGAGCCATATAACGCAAGCGGGCGTTTGAAGCGTTCAAGGAGGACTGAAAATGAGCACTAGAAATAAAATTGGCTTTGGAATAATCATCTGTCTTTCAATCGTACTTGGTGTGACAGCTCTAGTTAATATATTTATTGAGGGTGGAATAATTGTGGGAACAATTTGCACGATTGTTGCTATCTTGATTTCTTTAGCATTAATACTAATACAACCGGAGGATTACAAATGATTGAATCAGATGAAGTAATAGAATGGTTCTTAAGTCAATTGGCACAGGCTTGTTAGTGATAGGAGATGGCGACGATGATTAAGTTTAGAGCGTGGGAAAATAAAAATAAAACTTATCTTTACAATGTACAATGCGCCTATGACACGTTGGGCGGGTTCGTAAAATATGACGATGGTGAAGATGCTGACTATGAAGAAAGTTGCTTTGGCGATTTCTTAGATAATAAACGGTATGATGTCGAACAGTTTACCGGCCTGAAAGATGTGAATGGCAATGATATCTATGTGGGCGACATTCTGAAAACAAAAGCTGGACTGATTCAAATTGTAGATCAAGGAATATTAGCGATTGATCGTGAGGATATTATTAGTGGATTTTATGCTAATAATCTTAGCGATGACAAACCACATACCTTTAGTTACGACGATGAAATTATTGGCAACGTTCACGCTAACCCGGAACTACTGGAGGCGGACAAATGAAGTTCTATCGCAAACAGCCAATCAAGGCCGAACAGTTTGATGGAAGCAATGAGATGGTTGATAAGTATCATGTGAGATGCGACGTAGAATATATGGTTTCTGACGACCCACTTGAATACCAGGCAGTCCCATATGAGATAGAAACATTAGATGGCTGGGATATGGTCGACCCTAGAATATTTAAAAATCTTTATGGAGGAAAAGGTAACTGTTAAATCATGAAATGGACAGACAACGAAAAACATCAAATTGCACAACTCGTTACTATGGGACTATCAGATTCAGAGATTGCCGAACGTATGGGCAAGACGCACGCTGCGGTTAAACACTACCGTCAACGTCATATTACCGATATTAAAATTGAAGACTCCAAAGAGGTCACAACCGAAGCCGATGGCACGCAAACGGCCACGATCCTCATGCGCTTAAAACACGATCCTGACAAATCACCACGCACAATGCTTGCGCTAACTGGCTATGATCCTGATAAATTCGATTTAATCAGTTCTCAATACAAAGTATATGAACAACACTCAACCGAAGATGGTACAGTTCCTCAATACAGTATCACGGTTAAAGTCCGCCCTAAGGACGACATAAGCGTTTCAGAACTAACCAGTGTAATTAACCATGGCGTTAAGCAAAAGTACTTAAAGCGAACGCCAGCTACGTTAAAACACATGCTGGTGGTTCCACTTTACGATTTACATTTTGGGATCAACAGTTATGATAATATGAAGCCGTTTTTAGAAAAAATTCAAGCGATTATTTATTCGCACTCGCTACAAAAAATCGTTATCGAACTTGGCGGTGACCTATTACATTCTGATTACCTAAGAACTACAAAAACCGTCAAGGGAACTCAACTAGATCATGTTGATAGTCGCCAGGCATGGGAAGACGCTGCAAATTTTGTCAAAAGTATCATTGAACCGGCTATCAAAAATTCGGATGTCGCCGAATTACGAGCCATTGGCGGCAACCACGACTTCGATATGCAGTGGGCGTTCGTTGAGATGATCCGAGCACGATACCCACAGCTATCAGTATTTAACCCTGGATCATATCGTCAAGCATTCACTTATGGAAACGTGTCGATCATGATGGCTCACGGTGATACGGCAAAAGCTAAATTGTCGCAACTGTTTGCAAATGAATATCCGACTGAATGGTCGAACAGTATATGGCGTGAAACTCACTGGGGACATTTCCACACAGAAACAGTCAAAGATGATGGCGGAACGATTCAGCGCCAGTTCGGAACGCCAAAGCCTGCTGATGGTTATGAGATAAAAAACGGCTATACAATGAACCAGCACGTTTTGAAAGTTCTGGAGTACGACGTAAATGGTTTGTCAGTAGAATACACATTGAAAGGAAAGTAGGCTATGAAACAATTTGATATTAATGTTGGCAACGATGAATATACTATTAATATTGGGGGTTATTATTTAAGGAAATTATCTGATGAACGGGTAACTGGTATGTTGTTAGCTGATGCTATTGATAGAATGATAGAATCTGGGCAATCAAAAGAATCGGTTATGAAAATAATTGATGAAGCTTACGAAAATCGCCACTGGGTCAGGACTTCATTGCTGACATTATGGAGTTAATGTTTACTGATACCCCAAATCCTGGGAGAGTTTAAATAAAATTCTTATTTTATGTGGGAGGCAATCATGAAGGGAAAAATTACCATTACCATCGATAACGATGGCTATACTGTAGACGCTCCGAGTCGTAGTTATAACCAATTAATGGCTGACTTAGTGGCAGCTACTATCTTAGCAGCTCACCTGCGATTGAGACGGTACGAATTAATTCGGCTAATCAAACGATTTTGGAAGACGTATAAAAATATTGACTTTTCATCATATTAAAAAAGCGCCGCCATCGCTGACGCCACTACAACTAATTCCGAATAAGTTAATTATATCACAGAGGAGTGGCTGGCTTGGAAAGAACGACGAAGAAAATGGTTGAGAAGTATCTACGCGAGTATCCGCTAATTGATGGCCTAATTGCTCGTGAGGAACTCAATATTATGTATCCGTATCAAGAACCTGACGAAAACGTTGGTGGTGGTCGTGCTCAATATAAGAAAAGTGCTCCAACTGAGTATGCTGCTATCTCGGTGGCTGATAGTGAAACGATTCGAGCATTCCAGCATCGGAGAGATGTAATTGATCAGTGTTTGGACGAATGCGGTGAAGATACCGAAACACTGATATGCGAACTGTATTTTAGAAAACGCCAACGTTACTCGGTTGAAAGCCTAGTAACTAATGGGATGATATTTGTTAGCAAGAGCAAAGCTTATTATCTAGTTGATAAGTTTATTGCCAAAGTAGCAAGTAGGCTTAACTTGTATGATGTATCTGATTTTGGCTAGTTGGAAAAAAGTTGGAAAACTAGCCCCTACAATCGTGCTAAATTGGTAGTATGCCAAATGTGATTGACGTGCATGAAGTAATCCTCCGAATTACAGACTGGTAATCGCTGTGGGCTAATTGGTAAGCCACAATGGAATGTAGGTTCGAGGCCTACCGGCGATATAGTTAGCGGGGGAAGTTGCGAATCTGAATTAAGTTCGCGACTTGGACCACACCAATCACATTGACCCAAGCAAGTCGCTAAACTGCTGTGTGCTTGTGGCGGAATAGGTAGACGCACAGTTAGGTGCGAGTAACGGGTGTTGGTTGACAACCAGTATGTCCACACATCATGTAGGGTGCAAATCCCTACCAAGCACATAATTGGCGCAATTAATCTGGCCACCAAATTACATGCGGAAACATGTGCGCTGTGGTAACATAATCAAACATGGTTGCAAAAACTATAATCGTTTTTCTGATAACAACTGTGTTTAGGAGCCTGACATTTAGTTGGGCTCTTTTTAGTAAAGTAAATAGTGTGTATTGCAACTCAAATAATACTAAATATAGTATGATATTAAATTGTATTGTTGAATAACGGGATCGCCATCTTATGAGACAACAATACATAAGCCTGGCTGTCGTCAGGCTTTTTTAGTACATACGATTAGGAGGTAGCACAATGCAAAAAAGCTTTAATTATCAAGATGGTTTTGGTGAGGAACTAAGCCTGGCAATTAATCCATCAAGTGGTTTCTTATTGGCTACCGATGATGTTGGTGGAGACAGTGTAGCAATGTCAATTAGCTTTGATGAGTTGAGACGGCTAGCTAAGCTGATCGATGACGAGGTGTCTCATGGCGAAAATGATAAGAAGTAAATACGGGTACGAGCCACCTGAATGGGTGCAGGCTGATTCCCGGCTAGATAAGTGGTACAAGGATAAGCGTCGTGCTAAACAGCATGGCGCTTTTAGTTTGGATAGGAAACGGAGGAAACAACATGCCAAGGACAAGAAGATGCCGCTATCCTAACTGCCATGCGATGGTCACTTTCCCTGACCACTATTGTCAGCAGCACTATGAGCATGAAGCTGAGTACTTGGCTAGTCGGCAACGTTGGGCACGTAGCAATGACAAACAATACACACACAAGTACAACACGGTTACACGTTATCGTAATGAGGATAAGCGTCAGCAATACAGCTTCTATCGGACAAGGCAATGGTCACATCTAAGGCAACAAGTCCTAGAGCGTGACCATTACTTATGTGCTTACTGCAAAGTGCAAGGCGTCATCAAACCTGCTAAGACTGTGGATCATATTGTACCGATTGAGTTTGACGAAACACTGAAAGCTAACATTGATAATTTAGCTGTAATCTGTGGGAGTTGTCATCGTGCTAAGACGGACTGGGAGCAATCATACTATGGCACTGGTCAAGGCAACGAGTTGCAAAGCGTAACGCCAATCAATGATGTATCAGCAATCGTTGTGTTAATGAGCAATTGATTTATTGGCACTTGTCGTTCGATTTGAGCGGCTTTAAATTTATGAATGTAGTTAGTCACGATGATAATTAAAACAACCCCCGCCCCCTAACACGTCCAAAAAAGAGCACACACATTGGCGTTATTTTGTGATAGAAACAATTTTTGAATTTTTTAGGTAGGGGGGGTCACCAAAATGATGAAAGGAGACATATAAAATGAAAAAAGTTGATAAAGACGTCAACGATGGTCAATTATCACGCACACCGCCAGCTTACTTAGGACGGCAAGCTAAGGTCGTTTGGCGTCGATTAGTGCCTTTTTTAGAAGATAATACTCCAGTTAAGCGCATTGATAGCGGACATGTAGAGCAATATGCTTCCCAATACGAGATTTATCGCAATGCGTATAAACATATTCAGGAAAACGGTGAAGTCCAAGCAATCTATAAAACGTTGCAAGATCAGACCGGTAAAAAAATTGGTCGGGACTTCGTAGGCTACAAGCGTAATCCCATGACGCAAATTTATGATTCAGCCGTAAAAAATCTAACAAAGTTAGGCGCTGAATTGGGACTGTCTCCTAAGTCACGTAGTGATTTGCTTAAATTAAACTTAGATGACCATAAAGACGAGCGAAGTATTAGTGATCGTATGAAAGAATTTCTAGGATGATAAAAAAAGACTGTTTCTCAAAGGGGGTGATTAATTTGCGCATTGATTTAACTCAAACCCATGATGTTATTGGAACTTATCAATCATTAGACTGTTCAGAAGTTCGCCAGCAATACACTGACCCAGGCACAAAATATGCCTTTGAAGTTCTTGATGAGAAGGTGACTGCTGGTTATTTAATTAAGTTAGCAGCCTTCCGCCATATTCGAGATTTGCAACGGCAAGGTAGCGTTGGATTCCCGTTCGCTTACTCAGTAAAACGAGTGGACCAAGTGCTTAAATTTGCTTCCATCTGTCCGAACGTTGATACAGGCGAACCAACTAAGCTCATGCCATGGCAAAAGTTTATTATGGCTATGCTAATTGGCTGGCGTAATGATGACGGTGGCAAGCGTTTTTCACGGGCTATTGTTTCAGTTGCACGAGGCCAAGGTAAAACTTATCTTATGGCGATTATTACTGCCTATAGTTATTTAATTGAGTCATTGGGACTATCTAACCAAGATTATTTAGTTTCATCAATTAACTACAAGCAAACGAGCAAGATTCTAGGCTACATTAAATCAATGTTAGCCAAGATTTCAACTATTGAGCCATTTAAGTCATTGATTGCTGATAGTGGGCTAGATACTCGGACATTGTCTTCACAAGCGGACCAAGTTGTGATGAGCAAGACTAATAACAAGCTACGGGCGATTAGCCATGAGGCTGGTCAGTACGATAGTTTTCATTTTACAACTGCTATATTTGATGAAATTGGTGAAATTAAGACACGACAAAAAATTTCTAAGATTGTTTCAGGCCAAGTTAAGGTGCGCAATAAGCAATTTATTCAAATTTCAACGGCATATCCTGATCCCACTGTTCCATTCCACGATGATGAGCGTATGATTCAGCAAGCCATGGAACAAGATTATTTGCGAGATGCTGATACATATTTGGGACTTATTTGGTCACAGGACAATCTGGACGAAACTTATAAGCCCGATATGTGGGTTAAAAGTAATCCCTTACTAGATTTGCCAAGCCAACGAGAAGTGTTGCTGAACGGTTTGACAGATAAGCGCGATTCTGACGCTTTGTCGGGCACACTCAACGATTTCCAAAATAAAAACCTTAACTTGTGGCTAGAACAATCGACCGACAGCTTCTTGAAACTTCCTGACGTTGAGCGAGCTATTATATCATCATTTAATTTTGATGATCGGCAAGTCTATATTGGATTTGACTACTCGATGTTTAGTGATAACACGGCGCTAGCGTTTGTATTTCCTTATCGTGATAATAATGACAAACCGAGATGGTTTATTTATCAGCATAGCTTTATCCCCTGGCAGAAAGCTGGTTCGATTGAAGCTAAAGAGAAACAAGACGGTATTAATTATCGGGACTTAGCTAAAAAAGGATTTTGCACAATCAGTAGTCATCCGCAAGGACTAATCAATGACGAACAGGTTTATCAATGGTTGCTTAACTTTGTTGAGCGTCACCGGTTAGAGGTGGTATTTTTTGGTTATGATGCTTGGGGAGCCACACCAACTATCAAACAGCTAGAGCTTAATTCTGGTTGGCCGTTACAAACCATTCGACAGCGGACTAGTGAATTGAAGGATCCAACTAAGTTTTTGCAGAAGATGTTTGTCGAAGGGTCGGTTGACCGACTTGATGATCGAATTATGGAAAAGGCGCTACTGAATGCAGAAATATATGAAGACAAAGTTGGTATTCAAGTTGATAAAGCTAAGGCCACGTTGAAGATTGATGTGGTAGATGCGTTAATTGACGCCTTATTCCAAGCCATGTATCACTTTGAAGACTTTGCAGACGTAAACAATTCTGATAAACAGGTCGAACGCATGAACGAAAAACAAGTTCTCGAATGGTTTAATAACCCAGAGTCGGGATTGCTAGGAGATGATATTAATGATTTTTAAACAATTTTTTGCAGCTATCTGGCATTACTTTGATGTGCTGTGTTTTATTCTAAGTATGATTGCTGGGGTATATGCAGCCTTTTTATTTGGACAGGCACAGGGAATTCTAGCAACCGCTGTAGCCTTGTTTTTAATTGGCTGGCTTTCAGAAGTCGTAACAGCTGGCCAAAAAGGAGATGATTAATAATGCCCTTTTTTGAACCACCAACGGCAAAGAATAATTCAGTTAGTATTCAAAGCGTGCCAGTAGACGACGATAATATCGTTAATTTTTTGTCACCAACTGGCGACAATGATTATGTTAGTGCCAAAGACGCTTTGGAAAATTCAGATATTTATTCAGCAGTTAACCAAATATCTGGAGACTTAGCCACAGTGCAATTAATGGCTAATATGCCACGAGCACAAGGAATTTTAAACAATCCTAGCACGACAGCTAACGGTCACACGTTTTGGCAGTCTATGTATTCACAATTGTTATTGGGTGGTGAATGCTTTGCATATCGCTGGCGCAATCCTAACGGTTTAGATTTGCGTTGGGAATATTTGCGACCTAGCCAAGTGCAAACTTACTTATTAGATGATGGCAGTGGCTTAACCTATACGGTTACCTTTGATGAGCCTAATTTGGGCGTCCTTCAATATGTACCACAGTCTGACATGATTCATATTCGCTGGGCTAGTACCGATGGCGGTATGACGGGTAACAGTCCATTAAAAGCATTATCGAGTGAGTTACAAGTCAAGAGTTCGTCTAACAGTTTAACGTTGGCTGCATTAGCACGTTCAATTAGCGCTCCTGGCGTCCTATCTATTCAGCACGGTGGGCTGCTAAGTGAGAAGATGAAGGCCAGCCGTTCACGTAACTTCATGAAACAGGTGAACAAGTCAAACGGTGGCCCGGTAGTTATTGATCAACTTGAAGATTACAAGCCACTAGAAATGAAAGCCGATGTTACTAAGCTGTTAAGCCAAACAGATTGGACGAGTAAGCAAATTGCCAAAGTCTTCGGCATTCCTGATAGTTATTTGAATGGCCAAGGTGACCAGCAAAGTAATATCGACCAAATTAAAGGCATGTACACCAACGCCCTTAATCGCTATTTACAGGCGATTTTAGCTGAACTGGATAATAAGCTTAATGCTAAGATAACGGCCAATATACGGACTGCTGTAGACCCATTGGGAGACTCATTTGCAGCCACCCTATCAGGGCTAGCTAAAGATGGCACAATTGCTAATAATCAAGCAACTTGGTTATTACAGCAGACTGGTTATTTTCCAGATGAAATGCCTGATGCTAAGAATCCAGCGACACAACAAGTTGTAATTCAATCGGGAAAAGGAGGTGATAATGATGACAAAGAAAGTGATGATTAAAGGCGATATTGTTGATGATCAAACAGCTAGTTTCTATCAGTTCTTTGGAATGCCAGCAGTATCACCTTCGGGTGTTGCCGACATTTTAAATGATGACAGTGGCGATGACGATGACGATGGTGACGATGAAGCACTTGAAGTTGACATTGCTTCCAATGGTGGCGATGTTTTTGCTGCTAGTGAGATTTACACCATGCTAAAGAATTATGCTGGCAATGTAACAGTTAATATTCAAGGCTTAGCCGCTAGTGCGGCAAGCGTGGTTGCTATGGCTGGCGATCATATCAACATCTCACCAACTGCTCAGATTATGATCCATAAGGCTTGGTCACAACCAGCTGGTAATGCTGACGATTTGGAGCACGAAGCCAGTATTTTAAATGGCATTGATCAGTCGATTGCCAGTGCTTATGAAGCTAAAACTGGCATGGAGCAAGCTGACTTGCTACAGTTAATGGCAAACGAAACGTGGTTAACCGCTAGTGATGCCGTTGATAAGGGCTTCGCTGACGAAATTATGTTTGCTAATGATCAACAATTGCAACCGGTTAATGCTATTTCACATATTCCACCTAAATCTGCAGGTAATAAGCTAATGAATCTCATTTACAAGGCGGATAAGGATAAAGCTAAATCGTCTAAAAAAGAAAATACTACTAATAGTCAATCTGCTGAATTACGAAACAGCAAATTGGCTATTTTATTTGGTAAAAATCAAAAGGAGGCCAACTAATGGCTAATATCAACACAATGAATGATGCTTGGATTGCCCAAGGGCAAAAGGTATCAGACTTAAACGACAAGTTAAACGCAGCTGTCCTTGACGACAGCTTTGATCAAGACAAATTTAAAGCAATGAAACAAGATCGTGACAATGCGGTTGCCCGACGTGATGCTTTACATGAACAATTGGAAGAAGAACGCAAGGCGCAAGAAATTACCAACATGGATGATAAGGACAAGACCCCACTTGATGATGACGAAAAAGACATCAAAGCTAAATTCATCAAGAACTTCAAAGGCATGATTAAAGGCGACCCGAAAGTTATGAACTTGGTAACTTCTTCTACCGACTCATCTGGCAACGCAATTGGTTTGACTATTCCTCAAGATATTCAAACGGCAATTAATGCGCTGGTTCGCCAATACGATTCATTACAACAGTATGTTAATCGGGAAGCTGTTACAACTCAAACTGGGTCACGAGTTTACGAAAAGTGGACTGACGTTACTCCGTTAGCTGATTTAGATGATGAAACTGCTACTATTGGTGATAATGATGATCCTAAGCTATCCATTATCAAATATACGATTCATCGGTATGCTGGGATTACTACCGCTACTAATTCGTTATTAAAGGATACGGCTGACAACATTTTGGCTTGGCTGTCTCAATGGATTGCTAAGAAGGTTGTTGTTACTCGCAATACTCAAATCATTGCAGCGATGAACAAAGCGCCTAAAAAGCCAACCTTGTCTAAGTTCGATGACATTATTACGATGATTAATACTGCCGTTGATCCTGCCATTAAATCTACATCGTTCTTAATGACAAATACGTCAGGTTTCAATGTGCTGTCCGAGGTTAAGGATGCTATGGGCCGCTACTTATTACAACCAGATCCAACACAACCTGATCAATATTTAATCCGTGGTAAGCGGATTGTAGAAGTAGCTGACAAATGGTTGCCTAATGTTGGGACTGTGTCAGCACCAGCTTATCCACTTTACTATGGTGATTTATCACAAGCGGTAACTTTGTTTGACCGAGAAAATGCTTCCTTATTGACTACCAATATTGGCGGTGGTGCCTTTGAAAAGGATCAAACTAAGATTCGTGTGATTGACCGTTTTGATGTTGAAGCTACTGATACGGATGCCTTTGTTGCAGGTTCATTCAGTACAATTGCTGACCAACCGGCCAACTTTGCGGCTAGTGCTGCTTCAACGACCCCTGCGAAGTAATTAGCCAACTATGTCGCCAATAAATAAACAATACAGTAACAATCTGGGCGGCTAAGTAAGGATGTGATTAAAGTGGCAGCCGATTTAAAAACATTAAAATCATCTTTGCGAATTGACGGTAATGATGATGACGAGCTGCTAAAAGGCTACTTGTCTGCAGCCACTAGTTACATTAAGCAGTCCATTGGTGATGAAAACGGCGTTACTGGTTTTTATGAAATGGAAGGCGTTAATGACTTGTTTGAAACGGCTGTTTACGCCTTAGCTGGTTCATACTGGTATTACCGAACATCAATCACTTCAAACACTGTTAATCCAGTTGACTTAGTTGTTGATTCAATCATCGGACAATTGCGAGGCCTGTATAACCAAAAGCAGGATGAGGTGAACGACAATGGCAATTAATAAGTTAACTCCAGTTGACTTTAACCAACGTATACAGATTGGCACTGTTAAAACTGTTCAAAATCCTATTAATGGAACTAGTAAGCAGACTTTTGTTAGTCAGTTTAGTTTATACTGCGCCCCCTATACACGATCAATTGCATTTTCGTATCAACTCACAGCTGAACAATTGGAGCAAGTCGTGGTCATTATTAGGCATAATCCTAAAGTTTATGAAGGTATTAAGTGTCAGTATAAAGGCAAACTTTACGATGTCATCAATGACAGCATGGATGATTCTAGTAATTATCTTTCTTGCGATTATTTGACGCTCAAACAGGTTACTAAGGGGGCTTAGCCATGGCAAACGATGATATGGCCGACCAATTAGAAAGTTGGCTTGAGAATGTTCACAAGCTAGTCCCTAACGAGGCTGAACAAGAGAAGATAACCGCAGCCGGTGCTAAGAAATTAGCTGATAACTTGAAGGAAGCCACTAAAAAGAAACACTATTCAAGTCATAAAGACGAGAAGTACGGACACATGGCTGACAACATAAGCTATAACAGCAATGACATAGACGGTGAACACGATGGTAGTTCAATTGTTGGGTGGACTAACAAGTTCCATGACATGAATGCTAGGCGGTTAAATGATGGGACTAAATACATTAAGGCTGATCACTTTGTTGATGATAACTTAGCCGACTCACAAGATGATGTATTTAACGCCATGCTAGATGAATATAAGAAGGGGGACGATGACTAGTGTTATTACCAGTATCACAGGTGGACAGCCTAGTTAACTCCCTCAGTTTAACGTGGCTCGATAAAGTCTACCTGAATGCAATTCCTAATGAAGATTTAGACAACACTACTAGTACAGTCATGCTATTGCAAGAGACCGATTCAAGCCCAGCCTACCTTGCAAACAGCACGTTTAAAGGCTTAGCGATGGGTGTTGAAATTCAAATTTTTTACAAGGCTGGCCTAGCCGATGACTTTAATCCATTGGAAGCTGAGATAGCTTTAATGAAGAGCCTTAAACAGGCCGGCTGGTTAATTGTATCCAGTCAGCACCACACAACTGATCCAGATACAAACCAAGTAACTAAAACAATTTATATCACTAAAAATGAAATGCTTTAAAGGAGAGATTTATAAATGTCAAAACATAACATTTTAAAAGCAACTTTTGCTTTGCTAGACGATAATGGCGACTTAATTAAAGACGCTACTAAAGGTCTATCTGCTGACGGAATCTATGTTGCCGACCATAACGGCGAAGGCTTCAGTCAAATCAATGTGACTGCTATTGAAGCGGCCGGGACGCCTGGCTGGGCGAATGGACAAATCAAACGAACAGCTTATGGTAAGTCTATGCCTACGCTGGCTTTAACCGCTTTAGATTTGGACTTCAAGATTAACCAGATGCTTAAAGGATTCACCCAGAGCGCTAATACCGGTGCATGGGTTCGTCAATTGCCTAAGCCACACGTTGCGATGATTGCCGAATCTCAATCATTAGATGGTGACATCTCAATTTATGAATGCTTTAACAATATCGAATTCGTTGAAGAAGCATCTAATAACGGGACTGATACCAACAGTGAAGTTGCTTACTCAACAGTCTTAAATGGTACCGTCTTAACGCCATTAAAGCCGAACATTTTCTTAGCAGCAAATGGTGTTCAACAACCATATATGATTGCTAAGTCTACTGATACTGGCTTTGATTTGAATAAGCTTATGGCTGAAACGTTTGGCGGCTACACTCCGTCAACCAGTGGTACAACTGGCGGTACAACTACTCACTAGTAATATCTGAAGGCTTCCCACAAAGGGTGGCCTTTTTAATACATACAAATTAAATTAAAGGGGCAAAATTAACTATGAAAATTAATGCTAAAAACTATTTTAAAATCAATAAGACGGCCGATGTAACTCCAACCAACAATATCATTCGATTGGCTACCAAAGTTCAAATCGGTATGTTGGAATCGCAAGACACCGAAAAAGAAGTTACTGAATTGGACGCAATGAAAAATGGTCTGGAATTGCAGGACAGTATGACCAACTTTGTACAACGGGTAATGGGATACACTGACAAACAGATGGAAACGATTAACGATACCATCTCAATTGAACGTTTTGGCGAAGGCGTTGGTTACCTAATCATGCGGTTAAATGGTATTTCGGATGATGACATTAAGTTATCTGAACAAAAGCAACGCAAGGCAATTGAAGATGCTAAGTCGTCAAAATAAACCGGCACAAACGCAATACTGAGATTAAGCGAGAGGTCATGAAGTTAAAAAATCAGCAAGAAGACTTTAACTTGCTAGCTCAACAGCTATTAACCGAGGGGTTATCACCGAAAGACTTCGATGATAGCTCGTTTTTTAGTTTGATGGAAACTTTGAACGCTCGTAAAAAGGAAGACCGTGCTGAGTTAGTTGACCCACTAGAAGCCATTAATCAAACGTATGGCTTATAAGCGTTTGTGCCTAAAAGGAGGCTAAAAAAGAATGGCTAAAAAAGTAGTGGCCGGTGAAATGACTGGTCGAGTTAATTTAGACAGTGCTGAGGCTGTAAAATCACTCAAACAATTAACAGCCGAGGTTAAAGCTAGCACTAGTGGCTGGAAGGCACAAGAAGTCGCACTAAACTCGGCAGGAAAATATCAAGAAGCCACCGCAGCTAAGGTAGACGGGCTGGCTAAGTCGATGGAATTACAAAAGTCTAAAATTGATGAGTTAAAGAAGCGTCAATCTGGACTAAATCAGGACACTAAAGATGGTGCGCTTGAATATACCAAGCTGACCGATGAAATCAACAAAGCTAATCGGTCGTATGACAGTATGGGCGGCCAGCTTGATCGAGCTAAAAATAGGCTGGAATATTACAATTCAGGTTTAGCTGACTTACAAAAGGGCTATAAACAAAGTACAGCTCTGAGTGAGTCCTATGTGAAACGCCTAGAAGCAGAGGGTAAGCAAGAGGATGCTAACAAGGCACGTTTAAGTGGTTTAAAACAGGCATATTCTAATATTCAGGCCCAATACAAAACCCAAACGGATGAGCTAGATAAAATTAAAAAAGCTAGTGGTGAAACTTCAGACGCTTACAAGCTACAGCAGACTCGTGTTAATGAGACTGCAACAGCCATGGCAAAGGCTAAAACTAGTCAAAATGAACTTATCAAGGCGATGGAAAAACAGCCACACGAGTTTATGTCTAGTGTTCGCTCTAAGCTTGATAGTATTGATGACAAAGCCAAAAAGACATCTCATTTATTCGGTACGATTCTAGGTGCCCATTTAGTAGCCAATGGGATTACTAGTGCGTTTACAGCTATCACGTCACATATAAATGAAGCTATTAGCGCCGGTATGACGTATGAAAAGGAACAGCAAAAGATGACGGCCACTAAGTCAAGAGCAATGGTCGACACTATCAATGATTTATCTGTAAAGACTGGTCAAGCTGTAGATGTCGTAAATGAATTAGAGCAAGGTTTTTATCACCTACATTCAAATAAAAAAGAATCAGACGAACTAACCAAATCCATGCTGAACATGTCTGACGCTGTTGGTTTAGATAGCCAACAAATTCAGGCGGTTACCCAAGATATGGTCAATGGTTTATCACGTGGTAAAGCTAATGCTGGTATGCTTAACCAAATCAGTCAATACTTCCCGATGTTCCGTGAACAGTTAGCTAAGTATGAAACTCAAGTCAATCATGGTAAGAAAGTAACGGTTGCTGATTTATCGGCCATGGCTAAAGCGGGTAAAATATCGGCCACGGACATTGAAAAAACGTTTAATTCTCTGGGGTCTGGAAAATATGATAAAGCTGCCGACAATATGCTTCAAACAATGGTCGGGATGGAACGAACGATTAAAGCTCGTGTTCCAGCGTTAATTGGCGATATTGAAGAACCCATCCTAAATGCTAAGAGTCCAATTTATAAGGCTGTTTCAAAATGGGTATCTGATAAAGATACCGATGCCGAATTTAAAGATGTTGGTAATGCTGTAGCACTTCAAATGAAGCTGGTTACTAAGGCCTTTGGTGGTAAAAATATCAACGTCACTAGTGTTCTTAATAAAATGCTTGCTAATGTTGCTAAAGACATTGATAAATTAGGGTCTAATATCATTGCCCATAAAAAAGATATTAAATCATTCTTTAGTTCAATGAAGACTGCTTCCAAGACATCTTTCAACGTGTTCGTACAATCTCTCAAGGACATTGAACCAATATTGAAGATTGTCGGCGAGTTTGCTGAAAAGCATCCTAAAGTATTCGCTGGTTTAGCTTCTAGTGCATATGTTGCAAGTAAAACAATTGGCGGCTTAAAACTAGCTTTAGACCAAATAGCTTTTGCCAAGGGTGTATTAGGAGGCATAGGTGGCAAGCTTAGCCGGATTGTGTTAAAACCAAAGGTTGATGGAGCTGAAGGTGAACGAGAACTAACCAAATTTGCAAGTTTTGTCAAGCGTTCAGGGACTGGGATGGGTCACTGGTTAAAGATGGCTGCTAGCGTAACCACCGCTAAAGCTAAGAGTGGAATTAGCGCTTTGTGGACACACACTAAATCAGTTGGCAGCAAGATTGGCAAGGGGCTATCATGGACGGCTAAAATCGCCTATAAAGGGGCATCTAAGGCATTCAGCGTGCTAGGTGCTGGTATTAAAACATTAGGTAAATCATTCCTGTCATTAGGCAAGTTGTTACTAACTAACCCCATCGGACTAGTTTTAACTGCTGTGATTGCACTAGGTGTAGCCTTTTACGAAGCCTATAAGCACATTAAACCGTTCCGCGATGCAGTAAATGGTATGGGGACTGCCATGAAGAAATTGTTTACTGGCAAGTATGACTGGGAAAAGAAAGTCGGCTCAGCCTTAGGCAAAGTTGGTAACACCATTGGTAAATGGGCTAAAACCACTACCGGTTTCTTTAAAAAACACAAGACCGAAATCTTAACTACCTTGATTAACCCATTTGCAGGCTTAGCTACATGGTTCTTAAAGGACACTAAAACTGGTAAGAATATTCAAAAGTGGTCTAAAGGTTTTAGCAAAGACATTCAAAAAATGGGCTTTAAGAAGGCGATGGACAAACAGGTCAATGACGCTTCTAAGGCGTTTAGCAAGACTAAGTTCGGTAAGTGGTTTAAGACCGTTTCAGATAGCTTTAATAGTTTTAAAAGCAGCTTTAAGAAGTCATGGAATAGTCACTGGTCAGCCATGGGCAAATCGCTCAGGAATAATTGGAACGGTTCCGTTAAGAACACTAGAAACTTCTTTAGTAGTGTTGGTAAGAAGTGGAATGGCTTTAAAAATAGCTTCAGAAAGAGCTGGAATAGTCACTGGAATTCTATGACTAGTAACTTGCATGGTGCATGGAATGGCTCGTTTAAGCACACTAGAGAGTTCTTTAGTAGCGTTGGCAAGAAGTGGAACGGTTGGAAGTCTAGCTTTAGAAAGAGTTGGGACAGCCACTGGAATGATATGCGTTCCAACTTAAACCACTACTGGAACAGGTCAATTAAACATACTAGAGACTTCTTTAGCAGCATGGGCAGTAAGTGGGTTGGCTGGAAAAAGAGCTTTGCACATAGTTGGGACAGTCATTGGGACACCATGCGGTCTAATCTGCATAGTTATTGGAACAAAGACTTGAGCCATACTAGAGTATTCGGCCGTTCAATGGGTGACTGGCTATCAACCTTTAAGGGTAAATTTAAGGGCGGCTGGTCTAGTTTAGGTACCGGTGTTGAGAACATCTTCAAAGGTCTATGGAAAGACTTAAAAGGATTCGCTAAAGATGGCATGAATGATGTCATTGATATTATTAACGGTGGTATTAATGCGGTTGATAGTGTCATCCATACGTTCGGCGGTAAGAAAAAGACGATCGGTGATTTAAGCCATGTTAATTTTGCCACTGGTACCGGTATGTTTAGTGGGTCACGTAACCCGATTACACGGCCTACTGTGGCAATGCTTAATGATGGTAATGACAGCCCACAAACCGGCAACAAAGAGATGGTCATGCTACCTAATGGTGACTCAGGCATTGTTCAAGGCCGCAACACTAAGATGATGTTACCCGCTGGTACTGAGGTGTTGAATGCTAGTGAGACAGCCATGTTAATGAGTATGCAAGGTGTTAGCCACTTTGCTAGTGGTACTGGGATATTTGGTGACATATTCAACAGTGTGACTAGCGGTATCTCAGGCGTGACTAGCTGGGTTGGTAAAAAGGTCGACAGTTTAGAGAAGTTCTTTAATACCGCTGAGAAAATTATCGCTCACCCAATTAAGTCACTCGAAAATCTGTTCAGTTGGTCTTCTAAAGGCATTAGCGGTGTCATGAGTAACATTGGTCACGGCCTTATTCAATGGTGTTGAGAAGCAAGCTAAGACGTGGTGGTCAACCTTATGGGGCGGCGTTAGTGACAGCCTAGACAGTGGTGCTTCTAGTTCCACGCTAGTTAATGCGATGGAGAAGTATGGTGCCACTAACAAGTATGTCTACGGTGCTGAAGGCCCTAGTGAGTTTGACTGTTCCGGCCTAGTTGAGTACACCTTAAAGAAGCTTGGAATTAGCTTCCCACGGACTTCAGGTGAACAATACAAGGCGTCTAAGTATGTCAGCAATCCTAAACCGGGTGACCTAGTGTTCTTCGGCCCAGGTGGTAGCGACCACGTTGGGGTTTATACTGGCAACGGTGAGTTCTATTCAGCCGAAAATGAACGTGATGGTATGGGTATCAGTAAAGTGCATGGCGGTGGCTATGGTTCGTTTGCTGGTTATGGACGAGTACCCGGTTTATCAGATAGCACTAGCTCGGATAAGTCTTCTAAGTCTAGTGGCCTGTTAGGCACGATTAAGAATCAAGTGGGTAGTGGTTTCTGGAAGTTCATCAGCAAGTTAGCTGATGAGTTCGGTGATGGCGGTAGTAGTAACCCCGGCGGATCAGGTGTTCAACGTTGGAAGTCAGATGTTATCAAAGCGTTAAAGAAGAACGGCTTTGAAGCGAGTGCTAGTCAAGTTTCAGCGTGGATGAAAGTTATTGCACGTGAGTCAAATGGTGACCCGTCAGTGGTAAACAATTGGGACGCTAACGCTAGAATGGGTATTCCATCTAAAGGACTAGTTCAAACTATCCAGCCAACTTTCGATGCTTATAAGTTCCCAGGCCATAATAATCCACTTAATGGTTATGATGACTTGCTAGCTGGTATCCACTATATGAAAGCTAAATACGGGTCAGGACCAAGTGCGTTTGCTCGTGTTAGTGGTCCTGAAGGCTACGAGAACGGTGGTATCATCAACACTAACCAGCTGATTGAGGTCGCTGAACACAACAAGCCTGAAATGGTATTGCCATTGACTAACAAATCACGGGCTAACCAGTTAATCGCACAAGCTAGTCAGGTTGTAAACGGCAACAATGGTAGTCAAGTTGCGCCAACAGACAGTGAAAGCAATAAGAAACTTGATAAAGTCATTGCATTGTTAGCTGCTTTAGTATCAGGTCAAGGCAATGTTCAAGCCGTTATTGCTAAATCTGACGTGGTTAATGCCATTAAATCTGACAATAAGACAGCTTCACAGTATTCACAAATGATGGGTTATTAATCAAATGGTCGCCCTTAAACGGGCGCCCTTATACATAATTAAAATAAGGAGGTTAAATCGTGACCTTACAACGAGATGATTTTGAATATGCTAACTTGAATAGCCGGGACGATTTGCAAGTTGAAATGGGAAACGTGGTATTACCTAGTGCACCGGCCATGGCTGAACAAGTAACTGATATACCAGCCATGTATGGTAACCAGTTTAACGGTACGGACTTTACCAGTCGAACGATTAGTATTCCAGTGTCAATTTACTGTGCTGATAATCAAGACAGATTTAATCAGATTATGCACAACCTAAGTGGTCTGCTGCTAAGCGATGACCCCGGTGATAATGGTAAAGAGTATCCACTAGTGTTCGGCTTTGAACCCAAGGTGACATATTGGGGGCATATTACCGCAATTAGTGACCCAGCCCCGATTAACCCAGGCATGTATGACATGGCGCTTACGATTACCTTTGTGCAATCCGATCCCCGGGCAACCTTGCCACAGGTTGAGAAGCCCTTAAATAATGGCTTAAACACGATTACTGTTGATGGTACCGCTAGAACGGAGCCAGTTATTCAGGTCATACCTAAGCGAGATTTAAAGTATATTGGCTTTAGTCTAAATGGCGGCCAGTTCGGTTTAGGACCTGAGTCGCCGGGAGACCAAGCCACTGCGGTTCAACCTTATACTAAAGTTGTTGATGATCCGCTGGGAACTATGGCAATGTGGACAAATGATGCCAATGCAATTGGTAATATGAAAACTGGTGAAACGTACACGTATCAAGGCCACAGTGCGATTAAGACTTCAACTAATGTAATGCGGCCAGCTGTAACTAGCGCTGGATATGACTTTGGTACAATCCCCACAACCGGTGAAGACCGCTGGTATGGACCAGCATATCGTTATACTGGCATGACAAACTCACTGACTGACTGGCGAGTGCGAACGGGCATCCATCAATTCAAATATAGCGGTACTCATAATAGCCGTGCGATGGGGCGTGTTGAAGTCTTGCTGTTAGACCCTAACGGTAACACTATTGGACGCTTTGGCATGCGTGACATGGCCTATGGCGCTAAACCCATGGCTAGGCTTCAAATATGTGAGCCAGGCTCAACATTGGAATATGGTGATCGCTATACTGACTTGTACTATGGTTCAGGGCCGGCAGGTTCTTTTATGAATAAGCCCGACCAGAAAATTCAAATCAAAACTGGCACGACAACCAAAACTGTCACTAAATATGGACGTTCCAGAAATGGAAAAGTAACTAAAAAAACCGTTAAAGAAACCGTCGACACCTATACAACCGTGGTCAATAAAGAGGAAGACTCAGCGCTGGCAGGTGCTTGGCTAGTGTTGGACATCACTAAACGAGGACAAGTATTTACCTGGAGTATCACCCAGTATTCGACTCGAACAGGTCGACCATTCCTGGACCCTAATATTCACATGTTAGTGCATGGAACCTATGTTGATACTCAAAATAAGTATCAGACAGCCTTGGGTGGGATTGGGTCTGTCTTCCTAAAGCACCCAATTACAGAAGATAATTATAAAATTGCCTATCGTAACCCCTTTATGTCAATGACTGACCTTCAAATATGGCAAGTCAATAAAGTTGACACAACAAAGCCAACTTATATTGCTGGCGCCGGTGAAGAAATTGTGATGGACTGTGAGACTGATACGGTTACTGTAAACGGCAAGCTAGTTTCACCAGTTTGGTCAACCGACTTTCCTAAGTTGAAACCGGGCGTTAATGGTTTGTCAATGATTGGTGACCTAGATGACGCTCAAATGACCCTGAAATATCTACCAAGAATACTATAACAATACTAAAGGCTTCCCAATTAAGGGCGGCCTTTTTACATACATAACTAAACAAGGAGGTTAAAATAGATGGCTTTAAATAACCAGTATTTAATTCTAGACCCTAATTTAAAGCGGATTGGTACATTGACCGTTGATGGGGCTACTAAGTTTTCAAACGATAGCGTGAAGATACAACTAGCTGATTCAGACACAACTAGTACGTCATATGATGATGACGTTAATGTGGGCTCTGATGACAACTTTAACGGCACGATTAATCTAAATGCCCAGTCTAAGAAGTTCGATCATCAAGGTTCATTAGACGTGCTTCAAGGCCAGCCTGATTCAGATAAAGTAGTCGCTGGCAACAACCTAGCTTATTATGACGAGCTATCAGGCCATTGGTATGTCATGTATATCTATTCAACTGATGACGCTTCTAGTGCCGCTGTTAAACATACAACGACCATTAACTTTACCAATCTATGCTTATACACACTAGCTCATCATTACCCAGTGGCAATTACGGCTAGTGCTAGTTCGATTCAGACGGCTTTTAACCAGTGCTTTAACGCTACTGGCTGGACGCTAGACTATCAGACTACTAATGTGATGACTCCATCGATTACCATTGATGGTAAAACAAAAGCTAGTACCTTAGTGCAGACACTAATCCAGACCTATAACGTTGAGATCGATCCTTATGTTGAGATTGACTCACAAGGTAACATCACGAAAAAGGTGTGTGTCATTACTGACCAGCTTAATGCTGATGTGGTCTATAACGAGGCAGTATTTGGTAAGAATATGACTAGCTTAAAGCGAACAACGGTGTCAACACCTGTTACCAAGCTGATTGCTTATGGTGACAACGGCAATACAATGTCAGCAGTTAATGATGGCAAACCTTACATTGTTGATGATGAGGCTAACCAGAAATATAACCCGGACTGGCAGAGTGGACTGTATTACGAGGGTGTTATCACTGCTAACTCAATTGAAGACCCTTCCGGAATTAAAGCTTGGGCCGAAGAAATGTTGCAATTGTATAATCACCCACGGACATATTATGAGGTTAATGTAACGTCTAAATTTAACCCGCCATTAGGTGCCACGATTAGGTTTAAAGATGAGTTAATTGAGCCGGCATTAGATGCAAGTGGCCGAGTAATTCAACGGACAATTAGTTTTGCTAATCCGTATGGCAACACAGTTGGTTTTGGCGAATACGTCACGGTACCAGTTGCAACACCAGCCTGGATGCAAGGTTATCAAAGTGCGATTAACAGCGCCATTGAAAAGGCAAAGGAGGACGCTAGTTCAGTAAAGCCGGTGGCCTTAACTCCTGATGGCAACAATTTCACTGATACCATCCAGACTAAGCGGTTAATCTTACAGGCTTGGGAAGGTAACACTAATATTTCGGCCTATATTGATAACAAGGGATTTATTTGGCGCCGTTATAATACTGACGGCACCCTTGATACTAATTTCAATCAAACTGGCTATTTAGTACAAGCAGCATACAATGCCGTTGGCACATTGCACGGGACTATTGAGACCCGTTACATTCAAAATGAACCAGAGATTAAGCTAGAAACTAGTGCTATTCGTAGTTTGGGTAGTTTTAACCCAGACGACAGTGCACTAGGAATAACTGACGTAGCACAATATATGTGTCCTTTGAGTAATGGTCAGTATATAACTAGTCGGGCAATTAACCAAAGCACAACTGGCGATACCATGTTTGTCTTACATGACACTAATTTTAATCCGATTAGCAAGATGATTGTTTCACATGGCGGGCATGGTTCAAGCTTCTCGATTGAAGAAGTAGATGGGACTATTTACATTTGGTCTGCAACTAAGCCTAATTTAAACGTTAACGAATATGCAGTTAGTCGCATACCCTACCTTGCTAATACGACCCTAGACAATGATGATAATCGCATTACACGTTTTTGCACTGTCGATCGTTATATAAGAGTCAGCGTTGATTTCAAACATGGGTACGTACTGTGTGGCTACGTGAATGGTAAACATGATGTGCTACGACTAGATGAGGTTAAACAGGGTAATTATGATGTGCTATATAGTTTTAATATTGCCAACTATGGGTTTGGCGTGGGCGAGCAAACCTACCAATCACAAGACATTGACTTTCCATATGTGTACTTTCACTCAGGCGATTACAACATGAAAGACCCTCGTATGGTGTACGCCATTAATGTTATTCATGGCGGGCAAGAATTTGCCTCTAACTATTTGCTGGATATGAATTTAGGGTTAACCGATGATGTTATCGAACCAGAAACATGCAACATTATTTATAATCAGAATAACCAGCCGGAACTATTGGTTACTTTCAATTGTGGTTCTTTAGAACGTGTCTTTGTAATACCAATTGAAGAACGTTTGCCAATGGTTTCAATTAGCAATGATTAAGAAGGGAGGTGAATTAAATGGCTGAATCTAATGCAACACAGGTCATTCTAACCGATGATGGTCTCAAAATTATCAAGGCTCAAAGCACAGCTGACAGTGCCGCTGGTGGGGTCACCAATTTAAATGATCCTAATTTAATGAGCGTCATTGAAAAGCAAAACAACATTGCACAATTCGCTGGTTTAACATCTCAATACAACGTTCTCGTACAGAACGCTAAAGATGATGGGATTGACACGACCGCTGTAACTACAGCGTATAACAACTTAAACAAATTTATGGCTGACGCTCTGGCAGACCCTGACAACGCTAGTGATATTGACCGTGCAGCATATAAGAAATATCAGGACGCTTATAATGAAGAATTAGCAAATATTCAAAGTGCTTTTCAAAATAATGCTGACAATAGATTTGCTAGTGCCGCAAACGCCACAAGTCAGGCGGCTTCAACAGCTAGTCAAGCCTTTAGTCAAGCACAATCTGTCTTTGATTATGCCAATTCAGAAATAGCTGTTACATCTACAGCTATCGACAAAGCTCAAAGTGCCGCTGACAGCGCCTCTAGCCAAGCAATTAAAGCAATAGATACTGGTAACGTCACTAGTCAAGCAGTCACCGACCTAAAAGACGGCTCAACTATGACGATTGCTCAACTACAAAACGGGTTAGAATCTAAGGTTTCGAACTCAGAATATGCTAGTTACAAATACCAGACCTCTAGTCAGATAGGGGAAATGGTTACTAATGGAGCTTTCTCAGCTTATCAAAAAACTACAGCTGACCTGATTTCCAGCAAGGTAGCTACTAGTGCTTTCTCAGCCTATCAAGCTACAACTGCCGAAGCAATCGAGAGTAAGGTTGAATCTAGTGACTTCACGACTTATAAAGAACAGACTGCTGATATGTTTGTTAGCAAGGTATCATTTAACAACCTAGCGATAAGCAACCGTAACCTAGCACTTGGAACCGCTACACCATTCACAATGAATGGTAATAATTCTACAAATCAGGCACAGTACATGTATTCAACATCGGGCACAATAGCAAAGGGGACTACTGTTACTTTAACCTTTGATATTACGTCAACAAATGCAACAGGTACCTATTCTATTCAATTTGTAGGTGGAACATGGCAGAGCGTCCCTTGGGACTCACCGCTGGTATCTGGAAAACAGCATCACTCACATACTTTTACAACAACCGATGACTTTTCAGGAGGTCTTAACTTACGATTAGACAACACAACTGCAACGGTAACTGTTTCTAACTTTATTATCTCTGAGTCTTCAAAAGAGGTAAGTTGGACACCAGCACCAGAAGACACACAGTCTCAAATCACGCAGTTAGCTGACAAGATTAACTTTAGAGTTACCAAAGATGGTCTGATTAGCCAGATTAATCTCCAAGCTAAGAACACATTAATTTCATCTGGCGGTCAATTGACACTAGCTGGTAATACGATTTACTTTGATACTAATAACCCTGTTATTATTCCTAGCGCTAATATTGAAACGGTCCTTGTTCGCAAACAATTACAAGCGGCAGACATTTCAGCTAACAAATTTAGTACCAATAATGAAACATTTACAGTAGATGAAAATGGCGCTATAACAGCTAAAAATATGGTGCTTACTGGTGGCACATTAACCTCGCCAACAATCAATGCTAGTACGATTAATGGTTCAACTATCAATGGGACAACGTTCCATGGTGGCGACATCATTAGCGATTCCAATAACACCGCTAAATATTATCCAATGACTATTACGCCAGACGGGGCGTATAAGTCGACGTACTTTGACAGTATGGTTGGATTGCAATCAAGTGTTGAATCTGGAGCGATTGCCTATAAATATCGCTCAATGATCGGTAATGGGCAATACTTAGCTTATGATTCAGTAATTAACGGCCAAGGTCTTGATTTACAATCAGGTTATACGTCAGCTAAAGATACAACTTTTTCTAATCCGGTAAGTACAACCACAGGATATGTCATTGTTAATGCAAATGATGGTATTACCCTGCATGGTGACAATCAACAAATCACCTTTAACGGTACTTCTGCTGATGTTACACCGAAGGGCGTAATTATTACTCCCTATGGCAATATCAACCCTAATGGCACACAGAATATCTGGTATGTCGGCAATAATATGAATATGAAGACAGCCAGTTTTGGTATGGATGGATCGGGTACTTATAATATCCAATTCAATCGTTCTTTAGATATTGGCAACTTCAACATAAATACCTATCACACATTTACTAGTACTGATGGTGCTCCTATTCACTTTGCCAAGGGCCCAGGCGGTGCCGCAGACATCTATGCTGGTACCGTTCACTATGATAGCCTAGTTAAGTCATCTCTATTGAGCGTTAAGAAGGACGTGCAAAAGGCTGATACAGCTTACTGGGCGCAACTAGTTAACTCAATTGACTTGGCAACCTATCAGTACAAATCTGACGATAGTAATAGTCATATTAGGTTGTCTTCCATTGTCGATGACGTGAATGACACTAAGCAGTGGCGATTGCCGGACATATTTATCAGCCGTGATGAAAACGGCAAGCTAAATGGGGTTGATGACAGTGTGTTATTGAACGCCACTTTAGCGACTGTGCAGGAACAACAGAAAGAAATTGACCAATTAAACGGTCACAACATGGAATTGGAAGCTAGATTAAACAAATTGGAGGCCAGATTAAATGGATAGCATTTTGATTACAAATTATAAACCAGATTACACGAACAACATTATGACGATCAGCATTCAAATTAACACGCTGGGTATCAGCTCACAGGTAAGTATTACCATGGACGAGTTTAACACTGCCATTGCTGGAGGTGCTGGTGGAGCAGATAATGTTAAGTTAAAGGTGTTGAACACACTGATTGACAGTCTGACCGCTTTAAAGCCAGTTACCACAACTACCACAAAGGAGGCTTAAATTATGAATATCGATGCACAAGCTTTAATTAACAAGCTAACGAGTAACTATGCCCAAGCGATTGCCATTAAAGACCAGCAATTGGCGATGGCACAAGTTAAAATTGACCAGCTAAATGCCAAGTTGGCTGAAAAGGAGGCACCTAAAGATGGCGAAAACGCTTAGTTTTACCGATACTTCACCACAGACTGTTAAAATTGGCGATACCACGACCAGTTTTACGTTAATTTGTGGCAATGATAATGTGGCAACGGACTTAACTAAGGCCACTTCAATTACTGTTAAACTGGGTAATGCTAGTGGCTATCTTAAGTCGGCCACAGTTGACCCAGCTAGTTTAACCGACCCAACGACTGGTCAAGTTACCGTTAACTTTAATGCTGACTTGATGACTAGTTTAACCGCTGGTAGCTATGCCATTGAAGTCTGGGTGGTTGATAGTACTGGGACGTCAATTTACCCTAGTGATGGGTCAACTGGTTTTACTATTACCAATAACATTCAAAGTGCCAATGGCTCAGTTATTACAACAATTACTTTTGATGACTTTGTTAAAGAACTAAATAAAGCCGCAAGCACAATTGACAAGGGCGACAAAGGTAATGATGGTCTGTCTGCCTACCAAGTCGCAGTAAATAATGGCTACCATGGTTCACAAACGGACTGGTTGGCTTCTTTGAAAGGCGATACTGGGACTGTTGATAACGCTGGACTAACCAGTGCACCTGCATTCCAGAGCTTGCAAACGCAGGTTGATAACAGTGCGGTTGTTACCAATCTAGCAACTGGAACGAGTTCGTGCTGGCAGAAAGCATCATTCACAGGTGGCTGGGGCACAACGTATTTATCCAATCAAGTCTACGAAATTAAAGATGGCGAAACTTATACGTTACAAGTCGAAACTCAAAACGTAACGTCCCCAATTAACCTAGAACCATTTTATTACACTGCCGCTGGCGCACGCACTGGACTTCTGGCGCCAAAGAAAGGAGCAGACAATGACGGGAAGATTATTATTACGTTTACCGCAAATTTACCAAATGATTATGCGTATTTTATGCCTAACCTTGCCTTTGCCCAAATCGGTGCAGGATCATATGAGTTTCGCCGATTTAAACTTGAAAAAGGCAGTGTAGCTACTGGTTGGAGTCCTAATCCATCAGAAATTTTGACTCAATCGGATTACGCAAAAATAAAAGCGGCTATTGTAGCGCTAGGGGGGTCTTTGTCATGAGTTTTGATTTAAGCGAATTTTTAACCGAAGGATTAATTAGCAGTGTTAACAACGGGTTGATTCCATCGGACTTAGCAACTGTATACGCTGGCAATTATCTAGTAAAATCACTGATTACCCAAGCTCAGGTTACTCAGGTATCTGATGCAATTACAGCCTACAAGGCTGCACAAGCAGAAGCAGATAAGGCAGCAGCGGATCAAGTGCAATGAGGGGGTAGCCAATTGAATAAACACAAGCTAAAGGCACTCATCTTAACGGTGGGCGCCATTTTTATGGTCTTTTTAATGGTCAATTTAAACAGTCAGGCTTCAACTAGTCGTGAACAGGGGGTTGATTGGTCTAAGTATAACGGTAATAGTGGGACATTCGGCTATAGTACCGATAAGTTTGTATTCTCGCAGGCTGGTGGCTTCTATGGCGGTACTAATATCCCTCAGACCACTTACAATACCCAAGTGGCTAGTGCTAAGAAGGCTGGTAAACGGGTGCATACCTATTTATGGGACGGTGTTGGTGGCAATATGACTAATGCTAAGGCGATGATGGACTATTACTTACCACGGATTAGGACGCCCAAGGGCAGCATTGTCGCACTAGACTATGAGGACGGTGCTTCTAATAGTGCGACAGCCAACACTAATGCCATTCTAGCCCAGATGAAGCTTATTAAAGACGCTGGCTATACACCTATGTTGTATTCCGGCAAGGCCTATTTAAACGCCCACGTTAATGTTAGCTTGATTTTAAAGGCATACGGTAGCTGTCTATGGATACCTGAGTATCCGGACTATCTGGTTAGAACTAAGCCTGATTACAACTGGTTCCCTAGCATGGACGGCGTGGCTATCTTCCAATTCACTAGTATGTATAAAGCAGGTGGATTAGACGGCAATGTCGATTTAACGGGCATTACTAAATCAGGCTACACGACTGTTAGCAAGAAACAAGCTCAAACCAACGTTAATAAGGCTCAGGCAGCTAAGAAAGCCACCTTTAAGGTCGTTAAATATGACCAGCGAGGGGTGTTCTATCCTAATCGGACTCTGGCCGTACGATATACGGATAGCGACAAAGTTAGTCAAGTGGCTACCTATTACAAAGGTGAAAGTGTAACTTACAACGCGGTTATTATCGAACACGACTATGTATGGGCACGCTACACCCGCTCAAACGGCCTATATGGCTTTATCAAGCTAGGTGGCACCAACGGACATGACTACGGGAAGCGAGTTACTGGTCAGCTGGTTAGTCATACGTATTACACAGTCAAGTCTGGCGACAGCTGGTGGTCAATCGCTCAGCACAACGGCCTAAGCATGACTACATTAGCTAGTCAGAACGGCAAGACGATTTACACCACTATCTATCCCGGCCAGCGATTGGTGGTGCGGTAATGGCACAATACGATGATACAACTAAGTTATTAATGGATATTCAAAAGGATGTGGCTGCCACCAAAACGAAAGTTGAGAACATCGAAGAAAAATTGAATCAAGTTGACGATATTGGCGACAAAGCAGACAAGGCACTGGCCAAGTCCATCGAGGTTGAACACGAAATAGGACGGGTTACTCAGATACAAAATTGGGTTATCGGTGTCCTAGTTTCCGGCGTTCTAGTTACGTTGCTGGTATATGTTGCTGAGAAGTTTTTATAGGAGGATATTATGAAAAAAATTAGTTTTAAGAATGCCGATGGAAGCTTGAATGGTAAGTTGATTGCTGGGATTATTTCGTTGCTGATCGTTTTGATTCAACAGGTACTAGCTGTATTTGGCATCAAGTTTGCCGGTGACTGGTCAGCCATTGTTGCTGTTATCAACACGGTTCTAACCATCCTTGGTATGCTGGGAGTTATTACTGACGTTCAAACAGTTTCGGCACCAACAGTTAAAAGTGATGAGGAAAGCCAAATTGAAGCGACCGCTAATCAGGCCGCTGACGAATTACAAGCACCCACGTCTACAGTCGCTGTAGTGAATAGTTCTGCATCATCTGACACTGAAACGGCGTCAGAATCCGCCTCACAAGCAGGCGAAAAGTAG